GAACCAATGTTCCATTTCTTGTATTATCGTTTAATTTTAAAACATGCATTGCAAAATCGTCAGAACTTTCACTCTCAGCCCAGCTAGGGTCAAATGCAAGCAAGTATTTAGAATCTCGATCTCCGCAAATTTCTGTCGAAGGATCTTCTCCGTCTTGAATAGTGCAAGCTTTCATTGTGGAGGTTTTAAAAAAGCCAGAACTATCGTCAGTAAAAATTGCACCAAACTCTCGGTCAAACTGAGACTGACTCATAGTTTGCTTCGACTGGTTAATCAAATTTTGATCGTATAGCGCCTTAGGTGCTACATCATAACTAAAATGCATTATGCACCTATTTGATAGATCTTTATTCATTTCATCTCTGCCATTAAGGATGAGGTCTTCAAAAGTTTCATATACTTTATATAGGTACTCGAATTTATAACTTGCAGAAGATAAGGCTATCAGTTTATTGTTTGGCCATTTCTTTCTATCCTCTTCTCTCATTTCTCCTCTTGCTATAAGCTGGTCTTCGATCTTTGTATAGTTCTCTCTTTCCGTAGGGTTTTGTACAACACTCAAGAAGGGAAGTATAACCTCGTTATATACATGTTCAGGCATCAACAGGAACTCGTCAATAATAATCCTGTGAAACCTAAATCCACGGAGCTTTGATCCATCTCCTAATGGTAAAGCAATTATTTTAGAGTCTCCTATTTCGAGAGTCCATTGATCATTTTTTTTAGATTTTTTAGTAATACATTGAGATAGGAACTCAGCTTCAGGTTTTTTGGCTATATCTTCTATTTTCTCAAATATCATTTTTGATTGTCTGAATGTTGCAGCAAGGATACCTATCTGAATCCCTTGATTGAACATCGCATCAAGATATGCATATATAGCTGTACTGAAAGATTTTGACATACCACGGCTCCATATACCTAAAAAGTAATCTGCTTCCAGCATCGCCTTGATAGCTAAATGCTGAAAAGGGAAAAGCTGCACCCCAGAAATCAAATCAGTAGCAAAAGTTACATTAGCCCTAAGAAATTTATACAAATGATACTTGGCCTCGTCCTCGTCCATGTATCCTTTGATTTTCTTTATTTCCTCATTAACACTATCAAATTCGTTTTGATATCTTTGTACTCCTGTTTCCCAAGTCATTTTTTATCTATAAAGTATTGTAAATCAACATCCCAAAGCTTTTTGCCATAGAATAAGATTTTAGGTATAATTTCTTCCGATTGCCTTCTTCCTCCCGTAAATACAAATTGGCATACACCCTTGTACTCATGGCAAATTTCCCTGACATTATGCCACACATAGGACAGGTTTGACTTATAAGGGCTATTCAGATTGTTTTTGATAATATCCTCCATTGTAGACTCAACTACCACAAAGACATATGAAGAGAAATTTTTAGCCCTATCCAGCTCTCTTTTAAATCTATCCAAGCCAGAAGAAAATGTGCCCTTAAAGTCTGTCTCGCTTTTTCTGTCTACATATGTATAATCGTAATGAGGAGCCCCTAAGGTGTAGTCCCCAAAGTCAAGCTTCATGGTCATCGATTTATCGAACTCCAAAGGTTGTTGCTCCCTGGTATCGATTAGTATTTTCAAACTTTTAAAAAAATCATCTTTCTTAAAAAAGTCTTTCATTATATTTCTGCCAAATAATGGCATTATTTTTATTTCCTCACAAGCCTTAGAGTAAGACCCAAAAAACTTTTTATACAAATCAATGTTCGGAAGTTCGTTTAGAACAATCTCAGTATGACATGGAGCATGTTTTAATTTTTTGCTCTCGACCCTATGAGACAATCGCTCGAGCAAGTATTTCTTAACTTCCGCTGGGTCAGCATAGCTTGACCACGAAATTAAATTATCATTATTTAAAAAATTAATTATAAAATAATCTTGTTTATTTGTAAATGGCAAAAGGTCACCATTATGCAAATCTTTACGTTGATAAAAATTAACATAATATTCAGCTAATGTAATTTTATGAATTTTAGATATATGCATATGAAGGCCCTTGTCGTTCTTGAACGACTGCCCGCACACTTTGCATTCTACACTCATAAAAATAAAACAAATAATTATTTATTATAAACTTCAGCATGACCCTCGCTAACAAGCAAATCATTAATAGAAACAAAATCTTCTTCAATACCCATATCATCTTCGATGAAATACAGGTTGCCTACTACTCTACCATACTTTCCAATCTTAACACTTTCTAACAACACACTGTTCTTACTGCAGATCTCGCTGAGGCGAGCCTTAGCAGATAGCCCCAAACTTTTCTCATTTTTACGATCTTCTAGATTTTTAATTTTACTTTGTAATCTAGTCTCTGGAGCATCTATACCATATAATCTAATTCTTTTTCTTACTGTTATACGGAAACCCAAGTCTATATCTGCATCTATTGTATCTCCATCTATGACTCTTATGTTGTCTAGCTGGTAGACATATAGGCCTAATGTCATAAACCTTCAAAAGAAGTGTTGCCATCAATAGTTTTTTCTTCAGGCTCTTGGACCTTCTTGTAAGATGTAGTGGTGACTTCTTCGCCACCGACATTCTCTTCTGTCAAGTTCTTAGGACTGATGATAGCACTAAGGGCTTTAATAATAACTTGATCAGTTTCAGTGATTGGACTGAAGTCGGATTCTTTTTCAAAAATCCTTTCAATCAATTCATATTCATGATCGCCAATTAATAATTCAATTTTCTTCATATAGCATCCTTTTTTGATATTCCTAAAATTCTAGCCTTCCAGCTTTCCATATTATCTAATCTATCAGTCTCTTCTTCAACTAATTTTTTTTGCATCTCTGCTATTTCTATCATTTGGTTTCTTTGTTCTTGTATCTGGAAATTCCTTACAAGTGTTAATATACTGGCATTTTCTTTAAATCTATTTTTTAATCTTTCCGCTCTATCACCATTTAGCTTTTTAATTAATGACTCCATGCGTTTTTCACACTTATCGTATTCATCTGTCTTAGACTTTAGTACCTCCGCCAGCCTTACCGTCATGTCTTGCTGGTCCTCCACTTCATTAAACATAGTGTTGAGTTTTTCTATGTGCGAAGAAATGTTTTTTAAATTAATATAATCGACACATACATTAATATATAAATTAACTTCATCACTTGTTAAGTCGGGTTTGTCCCATATGGCTCTCACAAATTCAGCCTCAAATAGTTCTCTATCCTTTTTACTGCTATAATTATTTATTACTTGTATTAATCTAGGCGCCGACAAATTCTTCCTCAACTGCTTGGCACATTCTAAGTCATCATGATTCATTGACCCTTCTTTGTGCTCCAGATGGCAATATTTATTTATTTTTTCTATAGATACGGTAACAGTTTTAGGTGGCTTATACTCCTGGTTTATAGCAGACTCACTTTCGTGGACAAAATTAGGCTCATATTCTTTTAAGAACTCTAATACAGCTAAATGGTGTTTTGATAGTCTTTTTACATTTATATCTGGGTATAATATTTCAGATATTTGGAAAGCACTCAGTCCGTTTTCCGCTTGCACTTTAATAAAATCTACTTCCCTCTCTGACAAATCAACCTCTTTAACCTTCTCCCATGCGGTGGTTTCGTAATCCAAGCTTCTACTGGCAAGAAAATCCCTAACAGCCCTACCCTCTTTCGTTCTTCCGTCCAAGCCTTCGTCCTCGAAGACTAGTCTGGTTAATTCAGTTAGATTTGGTGTGCTGTTGAAATTCTCAAGTAGCTTATTCTTCTGTTGATCTGTTAGTTCCATCGTTATCTCCGTTTAAAAAAACTATACCTTTATCATCAAGAATTTTCTCAGCCTTCTCTTTTAGTATATTTTTAAGGTTTTTTATTTGTTTATATCCAGCTTTTCTTCCTGACTCGCTACTCTTAAACCCCATTTCTTTAGCAGCTTCTTCATCAGATAAATTTTTTACGAAAAGCAAATCGAAGGCCTGCCACTGTCTTTTATTTAAAACCTTCTTAAGTTCTGACACTAGTTTTTTTATAGACTGCTCAATATCTTGATCTGACTCAGTATAAGTCTTTTCGACTTCATGTAAATGGTTTTCTATAGATAAAGTGATTTTTACATTGTATGCTTGTTTTTTAGTTTTCTCCCATTTCTTATACAGAGGACAGCTACTATCTTGGGCGCCGCTAGCAGTGAACATACATTGATTTTCTGAAGCTTCCATGGCGAAGGGGCAGTTTAGGCATGGGCGAGCGTAATTGCTGTAATTATTTCTCAGTATATTTTTAAACTGATTGGATATGATTTTGTTCAACCAAGGTTTTATGGGTCGACCTTGATCCCATTGATCCCACTTTTTATGTATATGGGCTCTAATAATTTGGCTAACATCATCAAAATCAATCCACGAGACAGAGTTCAGAAACCAATTGTTTCTTCGCTTTGCCAGTTCCGAATCAATTATATCAGAGAAGTCTTCATATTTACTATTATTGTTCTCGTTGCCTCTCATGCAATATATCGCCTAGATTAAATATATTGGTATGAGGTACATCAATGTCATATTCTAAATTCCCCACATGCGGAACCTCTGTAGCATCAGTAGAATCTTCCCCTACTTCATTAATTGGTGATTGCTTCACCCTACTAGGACTTACCTTTTTTGAGCTAGAAATTGAGCCCACAGAGCTAGCCGACATTGGCTCACCACATGAACTGCAAAACTTTGGCTTCTCCGAAGAGTACTCCATCTTAGTTCCGCAACTTGTACAAAATATTGACCTCATGGCTTATAATAAAAATATATTATAAAAAAATCAATTTAAATTAAATATGCAGATAAAATTCTAGCTTGCCTTCTCATGAATTGATTCACGTCTTCGTGGGTTTTGCATTCCTGAGAGTCTGTCGAAAATTTGTATATTGGGGTAGCTTGGTTTTTTACGAAATCAATACCTAGTATGCCTATGATTTTCCCCTCTAACGTTTTTAAAGGTATATTATATATAGATAGCACACCTTTCGTCATAATGACATTCTTGAAAGCATGATCGTCTATATCTTTAGTGTCTTCGTAGCAGTACTCCTGGTTGTTCATTATACTGCTAATGTAATTGTGGTAATTAGATATAAGGTGGTTTTGGGAATCGTGGCATTCTCTGCTGGTTCCTGGGCTGCTTATTTCATGAGAGCAGCTAAACTTCTGCTGGCTTTTGCCAGATATATAATAACCCCCATTGTGAAATTGCATGATGTAAGCTCTATCAGCACCCATTTGATCTAATATATAACTTAGGCATATTTCTATGTTTTCGTTATTTTCCACATCCTGCATAATCGGGTCTTTTTTTGCAGCCTTCCTTCTGTCCATGGCCAGCTTGCCGAACAATGTGCATGTTATTGTCGCTGTAGCACTTATAATTGCTACTATTATTTCAGTCCACTCCATACTTATAAGTACACTAAAATTAAATTGTTTTAAGCTTCTTTACTATAAATTTTAAAATTCGACTCCTGAGGATATCGTTCTCTGTGAAAACGAAAGTATGTATTCCGTTTTCTCGACTCTCTTCATCATTAAATAAGTCAAACATTGGCTTGAATCCGCTTTTACCATTAATATCGCTCTGCATTGGGTCTCCGCAGATAAATAATTTAGACTTGTCGCCTATTCTTGTTATGAGTGTCACTAATTCCTTAAATGAAAAGTTTTGAGATTCATCAGCTATTACAACCTTATTATTCCAGCTTGCGCCTCTTAAGAAATTAATTGGCATTGCCTGGACCCTGCCAGATTGAACCAAATCATCCTTGAGGCTATTTGTCGGAGGCAATAGCTCTATCAGCTTATCTTCTAGCGGAGCCATGTATGGATTAAACTTATCCTCAAGCGAGCCTGGAAGGGCTCCAAGCCCCTTGTCTGCACTTTCAATAGCTGTCCTGACATAAAGTAAATCGAGGCTTTCGTCTTTTTGTAGCAATCTTAATGCTGACATGACGGCCATATATGTTTTTGTTGACCCAGCTGGCCCCGCAACGAAAACTATCTCTATATCTTTTTGAGTACAAAGATCGAGAAATCTTTTCTGTTTATCTGTAAGCTTTTTTCCTCTTACAATAAATTTCGGTTTTAGTGGGTTTTCCAGATCTTCATCTGAAATATTAGCTTTTTTCCTAGACATAAATTTTTTAAAATTTAATATATAATACATTACACTTTGTTTTATGAGTGTAATTATATATTTATATTAATAATAAACGCAAATGTCAAAAATTTCAAAATTATCTATAATGGAACTATTATCCAAAAGTTTTACATCATATGTTTCCACTCAGTGGCTAAAGACACCGATTGCAGAAAATGGCAAATGCCCTTCGGAAATGATGAAGGAAGGCGAACTGGAGAGAGTTTATGACTTGCTTAAAAAAGAAATTGATTCAAAGAAATGCAAATAGAATACCTGACAGACCAACAGATAGTTTCATGGGGCACAGTTTTCCAGTATGACTCGAGGGATAATTTGATAGCAAATAGTAACATTAATTCTTTTGTCACTTACCCATATACCAACGTTGACTATGGGGTGGGAAAAAATGATTTAGGTTTCATATCCCCACTGGCTGGGGCTTCCGCAGTCATATTGGATATTGATGTTGCAGACGAATCAGAATATACTGCATCAAATGTTAGAGTGAAAGTTAGGCCCCAAGCCGAAGGGGGTGGAATTATAAATCCAAATACTGGCGAGAATATTATGAGTGGAGAAATGGAAGCTGTTAACTTGAGAGGCTTCCAAAGATCACCTAGCTCTAAGCAAGTTCAAGTTATAGTTCCAGTAAACATAAATGGAACATTTGATTATGCATATGAAGTGAGCGGAGAACTTCCGCTGCTTAGACACATTAAAATTGTAGGTAAAATTTCTGAGTTTGATGTCGAATCTTTAAATCAAGGAACTAAAATCAGCCAACTACCATTTACTGAAGCAGAGGTTGACGATATGTTTGTGGTTTCTAGGTGTGAGGACGATGACGGTAGAAAATTTTTAGCAACAAAAGAAGCTGGAAACAAGATACCAGACTTTAGTGATGCTAGCAGAAATTATAATGCAAGCTATGGGGTCTCACTGTACCACTTAAAACAAGGTTTAGGTATGGGAGCCTACTGTAGTATAGTTTTGGGTAGTGTGGGAGGCGTTCCTACTATAGATGACTCAAAGAGCTGCTTTATAAATTGCCACTTAACAATGAAGCCAGGAGGATCTTCTGGCGCTGGCACATACCAAATAACGACTACCAATGGATTATACAAGGATAAAATGGTTTCAGTAATTGCGTCATCTAGTCATGGAAGTAACCCTGCAGCAAGAGAAGGCGGCTTTCTATCGGTTGGTAAAGTCACCTTCGAGAGAAACAGCGAACCAGACACTTTGCCGAAAATTCAAGGAGCAAAAGTAACATTATCCTATAATGCAACAGTAGAGATTACTCAATATAAACCTAGCTTTAGAAAAATCTTGGCAAACGTAACAAAGAACGACGACAGGAAAGATGCTCGACGCGAGGAGGTATATGCCCCTTCTAAGGACGCCACACCCAAGCAATACGCGCCCGAAACTTTATACGTAAGCTTTTTTGGAAAATAGTATGAATATCAAATCTTATATAGTATCAAAAGGAGACGGAGGGTTTTCTATAGCCTGCGGCGACGTATCCGATCAAGGCTTTATGGATTCATTGGAGGGAAAAGAGTATTTTGAAAGAGTGCCAGGTGTTCCTCTTGTAGACGATGATCCCCATGGGCATTTCTACGAAGCGTATGAAATGGAAAAGGGTAGAATAATCATTAACATGGAAAAAGCTAAAAAGGGATACCTCGACTGGATGAGAGAACTTAGGGAGATAAAATTGCAAGACCTAGACTTAGAGCAGGTTAAAGCTTTAGGCAAATTAGATTTTGATAAAATCAAAGAAATAGAAACAACCAAAGAAAGCCTGCGAGACTTACCTGATTTAGTTGACTGGGATTCAATTGAAACGATATATGACTTAATGCATATATTCCCTCCGATTCTGCAATGATACGGAAGCCAAAACTAAATCAAAAATTCATATCAGGTTTAAGTTTTTTAGAAGAAATCTACAAGAAGCCACCACCCCCGATCAAAAGCCAGGAAGGTCTTCAGTATACATCCGAGAGATCTCTTAATATTTTACTAAACAATCCTCCGCTAGATGTATGCGAAGTTAGCGAGCTCAAGCATATATCTTTTACGGAAGAGCAAAAAAGCTTTTTCTATAATACACTAGCTGAGCAATACCCAAAATGCTCCATATTGCTTAGTGGCCACTTTTTTTATCCCGAAAACGGCTACATGTCCTGGCATACAAACAATAAAGCTCCTGGCCTAAGGCTCTATCTTTCATATACAGAGTATCAGGACGGGTCTCACTTCTTATACAAAAGCGGTGACAAAATAATCAAGGATGCGGATAACAAAGGATGGACTCTTAGAGAGTTTGATATCAATAAAGAAAATCTATTGTGGCATTCAGTGTTTGCACACAAGCCAAGGATATCCCTAGGATTTAGAATTGTTAAAAATTTACTCTAATCCGTCAGGCTTAGTTGTTTTAATTAAAAAAACTGTCTTTCTGTTACTTTTTTTTGAACTTCCTGATTCTTTCATTCCAGAAGATTCTATTGGTAGTTCTTTTATCTCTTTTATTGTTGGAGTCTTTTGTTTTGGGTCTAATGCCCATAAGACATTGTTATCTTTAGCCCATGAAGTCATCCTTCTGATTGGTATCATTAGATTGAAACCCTCTCCTGCCCCTCTAGCGATCATACCCACATATGTTCCATTCTCTAAGTAGACTCCTCCCCCAGAAGATCCAGGAAAGGCAGTAACCGTTGTTTGGTCAAACTCGAATTTGTCTTCCACTCTTCCGATTTGGGACACAATACCAGTGGTCATGCTATTAGCTCCCATTTGGCCCAACAATGACCCTACATGAAAAAGCCTTGTCCCAATAGGAACAATTGGGGATTCTTTATTTAAATAGAATTTTGCACTTTCTTTACCGTAGTCCTTGGCTCTTACCATTAGTAAAGCTAGATCATGCCCATAATTATAGTTGCTGTATTTTATTACTTGTGCATCCATTTTAATCTCCCCAACTCTCCTGCCCTCTTCTACAAGCTCTTTCACAATTTGCACATCACCAAATTCCACTAACTTTACAGGGTTCCCGCTTTCGTTAACAACGGTCCTGACACTCCTTAAGTTATCCACTACATGAGCGCATGTCCACACAAAAGTAACATCTTGGCCAGAAATCTTTCTAGTAATTAAAACACCAGAACCCTCTGACTGGCTGTCTCTGGCTTTCGATTTAATTGTTACAGATATACTTTGTAGGTACTCTGCTACCTTTTGCTTTTCCTGAGAATGTAGATTAAAAACTAAAAAGATAGAGACGATAGATGTAATAAATATTTTATGCATAATACATAATATAGTTGGACAGCTATTTATTCAAATAAATTATTCATAAACAACACCAAGTGAGCTACACCTAATGTTGTAGATATATATACCACTGTTATAAGGCATGCATAAAATGCAAGCACAGCTATCTCCAGCCACCTCTTCATAAACTATAAAGACAGGAGAGTCTTTACTTTTTATTATAGATTGACACAAACTTGTTGTACCAATACCCAGAACTTCTCCTTAAGCTGTCATTAGAATCCCTCACATATTCTAATGTTGAATCAAGTAAGTCTATTTTTTTTGTAACAAACTCACTATCTGCTTCGTCTTTAACTTCTTTTAATATTTCTTGTATGAAATCAATATAGGGGCAAGTATGCCCAGGTATTTCTGGACTCTCCTCTTTATACTTTGCTAAACTTTTTTTCATGATATTTATTAGTACACACAAAAAAACCCCCTATTTCTAGGGGGCACCAAAATTAAGTATCTTGATTATAATATTTTAACCTTTTTAGACTTTTCTGGCTTTTTTTTAGGTACGGTTATTAACAATAACCCGTTTTCGAACTTTGCTTTTATTTTTTGAAAGTCAAAAGTGTCTGCTAACTTAAATGATCTAGAAAAACTTGACCTTTTAAGTTCTTTTCTTACATATTTATGGTCTTCTGGTCTAGAGTCTTCCCTCTTAGATCCAGCGATGGTAAGAATACCTTCTTCGAAATCTACGTTTACTTCTTCCTTAGATAGTCCTGGTATTTCAGCTTCTAAGATTAGGTTTCTTTCGGAATCTATAATATCCACTTTTGGATAACTGTTATTGCCGAAAAAGTTAACCCCAAACTCTTGAGAGAAATCTGGGAATGCCTTCCCCACCATTTCATCAAACATTGAGTCAAATGAAGTTAAAAATTCATTTCTCCTCATAGGGAGTAACGTGTTGCTACTGAGCGATTTTGTCATACTTGTTCCTTTACTTTATAATGTTATGAGCCCTTTTGGCACTCAAGAAGCCCCATTTTGAGTACTTCCAGTATATAAGTAGAAAGAACTATGCCAATTTACTAAGCACCGTAGTGAGATGTAGCAATTTCTGGGTGCAAGTTCTTACCGTCATTGTGACCATTACCCCACAGTGTAAGCACGTGAGAATTAGGAAGTTGAAAAGATGTATTATTCATGCTAAGGCCTCTATCCCCAAACCTAGACCCTTGATTAGCTGCACCGCCACTATCAATTTTTAAACTTGCATTGGTTTTATTTAGTATTTTACAATGCCACCCCTCTCCATACTGATCATTTATTGTTATAGTGCCACACCCTGGGTTTGCTACAATTAGTTTTCCTAAATCGCTCGCTCTCAAGGTATAATTTGCACTTAACTGTAATGTGTGCCTTCTCATTGTTGTTAACAATTGAAGGGAGTTATCTTCTTTTATGTATACAGCCTTATCCGATGTATCGTATAAAATTTGTCCGTCAGTTACATAATCATGTATAGTTGCTCCGCTTGTATCCGCTACCCAAGTTCCGTTTTGGTAAGCATAGGTTGTGTTTGACTCCAGGTCAAATACGAATTTATTTATATCTGGATCTGGCTGGGGGTTCATTTTTGATGTACCTGTATTTGCAAGCTGAGCAGGCCCTCCATCTAAAGTAAGATCTTTCCAGCTACAAAAACCTTGCGAGGCTGCAATAAGACCCCATCTTGCAGGTTGTCTAAATTTTGCTAAGGTTGCCGCACTTACTCCATTGTTCGCTACAGTTAGATCCACGCTAATATAATTTCCCCAACTTGCATCATTGAATGTTGGAGGTGATGCGACATTCTGGACAAGCCATACTTCAAGAAGATCTGCGGTTCTGCGAAATTTTATAGCATCTCCGTTTGGGTAAGGACTACTCCAAGCATTTCCAGTTACTCCAGCTCCATTTGAAGCCAATATTTTTTCACCATTTTTTTCAAGATTATATACTATTGCGAACCTGTCAGTACTAAGACTTCCACCTGCAAGTGTGTGACCACCCATTTCATTTGTTCTTACAACACTAATTGTTTCGTCAGGTATATTGTTGCCGTTTTGATCTTGCTGGCATAAAGCTAGAACAAACCCCATAAGATCATTGTCGCTGTCAGAACTTCTTACTAAAATGGTTCCTTCAAATTTATCGTAAAGCTGCTGACTTGCAAAACCTAAAGCATTGTCAGTGTTAATGGGCTGAGTTAAATTACCGTTAGCATCCGTGCTCCATCCTTGCTCGTTGCCAACGTTCGCATGATCTGAGCCGTCCTTATGACTAAACCTGTAAAAATTGTCTAAAATATCCTGAAACGATGCGTTCAACTGTATGACGGCTTGCCCTTGTGCTTGATTGACAAAACTAGTTCTAGCTGCTGAAGATGCTTTAACTACAAGCTTTTTGTTATTTACCTGAGTGCTTCCTGCGGCTCCATATATTAAGTGTTCACCTGCTCTTGAAGAAGTGGGTAGCGGAAGTAGTGGCTGCCCGTTAACTGTCGGAGGATTAGTATAAGTTACGGTTGTTGTTGGATTGTTATTAACTTGCGTAATCTGTGTGTTCATTGCAGCTTGAGTGCCTGGATCATTGGTGACTGCATTTGTTACTTGACTATTAAAGATATTATTAACACTGTTGTCATTTTGTATAGCATCTCCAACTTGGCTATTAAATACTTGCTGGACACTATTGTCATTCTGAATTGCATTTGCCGTTTGGGTATTGAATGCATTTTGCACAGTCGTGCTGCTCGATATAGCTTTTTCAACCATATCTTCGGCTGTGACAGCAACAACAGTATTGCTAGAGCCTAGCCCCAGCATTTTATTATTATTTGCAGAGGTTGATACTACAAGATCTTTTAGCCTGAGCCAACTCATTTCTTGTATTTCTTTTTGCCCTTGTATCCAGATTCAGAAGGCTTTTCATGAGTGTACCCCATCTTTTTCATGCGAAGATGATCCTCTTTACTTTTTGCATCATAAGCCTTACCATCTTTATCGTACATTTTATGCGGCTTAAATTCTTCTTCTTCAGCTT